ACACCTGATGTCATTGCCTTGTATTGCTTTGCTGTGCCTTCGTTTGTGACACGGTAAACAGAAACAGGGATTGTTGTGGCTGCCTTAACAATCAGGTTAATGATTGAATAAATGGTGGCATTGCGTTGATAACCATCACGAATGTATGTGGAATCATTATCCTCATTCATTATGATATTCGTGCCTAGCCACGTGTATATCAGTTTATTGTATGCCTCGTTTGTGCCGCTTGATAATGCTTTGGCAATGGATTGTTTGAATGTATCAATGATTGATGCCATTTGTATTGCTTTTTTTTCTCAAAAATACATAATTAAACCACAAAAAAATCAGAACGATTTTTGTATTTGGTATAAACCCCATACCGGATTGCATCCATTAGGTGATTGTGTTTGTCTATTGGCTTATTTATAATCGTTCCATCTTTCAATTGCTCCCAGAAATAAAACTGAAATTCATTGTGCAAATTCTGTGATTCAGATGAACAAATCACCTCGTGTTCCTTTAATAAACTAATTCCGGCCTTTATTGATCCCTCACCTTTTATTGCAGGAACTGCCAAAATATCCATCTGTCGCAATTCCTCAATTGATTTCGGTTCTGCTGATTCGCAATAAATTATGTGTTCATTTAGTTTTTTTTCTTTTAGGAAATCGGCAATATCCCTGTTTGTCATTCCCTTTTTGTACATAATTTCGTGGATGTACAATTTATCACCAACCTTTGCCAATTGTACAATGGCCGTTGGATCGTGACTGAATCCAAAATCAAGGCCATAAAACACATCATCAAATTCAGGAAATTCTGCCTTTGGAATAAATTGCCAATTTGGAAATATCTGGCGATCACTAAACACCGCACGTTTTCCCTCACCGTACACCCTCCAATAATCCGGATCTTTTGCTTTTAATCTTTCAATTTCTTTCACCAATTCAGCCGGTAAAAACTTATTATCCAAATACGTTGTGATCCACATATCACAATCATCACGTGTGATGACCTCATCATAAATCCAATGCACAGGATCGGATGGATTAAAATCGCAAATCATTTCATCCGTTGTACGCATTAATAATTGCCTGAAATCTTCGTGATCTAATTCGTTGACCTCGTTGCAATAGCAAATATTGCGTTTTCTACCCCTGATTTTTTGTGGCTCATCAACTGAAAGAAATTCAACAACGTGATTGCCAAACGTGTATGTGTTTTCGGATTTGTTGTGTTGGCCCACATAAAGAATGCCCAATGTGTCCAATATTTCGAGAAAATCACGCATATTGGCACAGGGCATAAGTTTTCCCCGAACGTGTTCCGCCCTGATGAACTTTGATTCTTTTGGTGCTGTTTAATGTCTGATAAAACTGAATGTTGCATTTCTGCGCTATTCGTTTTCGATTTGTGCCGGTGTCCATTCTATTATGGCAGATTCTATGCCGGTTTCGTGTACAACCTCCGTGCGTTCAATGTATCCACGCTTTTTGCCTTTGGTCTTTAAATAAAAAATGGTGGCTGTTGTGTTGCCATCTTTGATTTGCTTATGCAACTGCGATTCAGCAAAATCCAATGTCATATCGGCCAAATCATCAACTGCCTTTTTATATTCTGGATCAATATTAATCCATTCGTAATGCTGCGCCCTGTGTATGCCTGCAATCTTTGCAGCGGATGTGACAATACCCAATGACTTTTCAAGGGCCTCCAACATCCGTTTTTTATTTAGTTTCGTTACACTTTTAGGTACTGCCATAATTTATTTTTTGCAAAAGCAATTTAATCCATTTTCAATAAAATGTTTGTATGCCATTTGCCTTTGTTCCTCAGATTCAAATGACACCTCAATCACAAATTTATCCTTTGGCTCATTCTCATTGTCAATTGGTAAATCTTCGCCTAATTCTTTATAAATCGGCAAATCCAATCCCCAATCCTCTAAATCAGCCATTTCCCAATCATTAGCCAACAAATCCCAATCCCATTCACCAAATCCCACATTGTCGGTAATGATAAAACGTTTCTGTTGTTCGGCTGTCAATGCCGATGCCTTAATAATTGGCACACGCTTCAATCCGGCTTCAATACAGGCACGCAATCGCATATTCCCACCCAATACCACGCAATTATCATCAACGATGATAGGGCGCAATTGTAGCATCTCTGGAAACTCCTTTATGGACTTAACCAATTTTTTGAATTTATCATCGCGAATCAATCTGGGATTGTTTGGATGTGGAATTACCAATTTGATGTTTATTTCCTCAATCATAATGCTTTTAATCGTTTAATTACATCTTTGCTTGTATGTCCATCAAATTTGCATTGTGCTTTGTTGAACGATGGAATTTGAAATAAATCCCAATTTTCCAATTTATAATGATTTGAAATTTGACCTGTTGGTAAATTAGCAATTACAATAAACCAACCACCACCAAAACATTCTTCGCCATTATAATGACACATTGATTTGTGCACACTATATTTTCCACATTTTGACCATTCATTAAATAATGCAGCATTATAAACCATTCTTAAATCATACAATTGATCAAATTTATAAAATCCATCACTTGCAAAACTTATTACTTCCTCAATCATTTGTTTATCATTTTTGGCCATTTTTGAATTACAAAGTATTTTGTTGTTCAAATATTAACAATAAAAATTGCCGTCTTTCCGTGCTGTCATATTATTTCTATACCCCCCATTGAAACAATAAAACATTGAGCATTTCTGCTATTTGCGTAGTCAGGACAGGATTCGAACCTGTAAAAACCATTAACGGACTCATTGCACTTAGGTAGGACACACCAATTTCCGCCACCTGACTATTTCAATCTGTTTTTTTCATCAAATATCAATTTGATCATTACTAATATAAACACGCATTCAATGCCACCAACCCACCAACCCATTGTGACCAAATGATTCTGATCCATTACCCTTTAAATTTAGATAATTCCCTATTGATATACCACAGGGATTTTTCCAAATCCTGTTTCTTGTTGCCTTTTTTGTCGGCCCTCAAAATATATTTGATTGCGTTCCCCAAATTAAAATTCAGGTTGAACCCTTCGATTACATCAATTGCCTCGATGCCTCCAACAGATTGATAATGTTGCGGATGATCCACCATTTCACGGCTCTCATTTGTCATTTTGTATTGATTAGGTAAATATGTGCTTTTGATCCGGCAGTTATTCATCACCCAACTGCGCAACAAAATTAATTAATCTTTCCATAGGTTTGACATTGGTTTTTCCCAAGTATCAATCCCATATGATTTCAGCAAAATATTAATTTGTGTATTCAATGAATCTTTCTTTGTTTGATCCATCTGATCCATTTCCATCCCAAGCATAAAAAATGACTCCATTGCTGTGCAGGCATTTTGGAATGTATCCAACGCATCAGGCAAATCCGGATCATCGTTTTTGTTTGACGGGAATAATACGGCCATTGTTTTTTCTAACTCCCTGATCATTTGCTTTGTCACCATCTTAACTGCCTGTTTGTTTGCCGGATGACCGTGCCACGATCCATCAATGAAATCCAACATATTTTGGCACAATGCAAAGAAAGTCAATAGTCTAATTTTGTCTTTTGTAGTTTTCATCGGTTTGTTTTTTTGTTAATTCTGGACATTTATTGCCTTGTATTTTTATGGTTTGCCTATGTCCAACAATTCACGTGGAAATTTGTATGGATCAATACACAAATCAATTTTCACAATTTTATGGAATATCATCAATTCCTGTATTTCTTGAATCAATTCGCTTGCATCCTCATGCGTTAATCCATCGGAACATTTGATGTCACCATGCACAAATATTTCATTGTCATTTATTAAGTTCATTATAAAACATTTTAAAATTTCGCACACGGTTATAAACTACAATTTTTTCCCTTTCTGATCCGTAGGTTAGCCGGGCCACACAGGTTTCCAGAAATAATTTTGGATTGTGAATTGTTTCCCACGCATTCACCTTGATTGGTTGTTCTGTAAAATCAGGATCAGCAATTTTTTCATTGGCCCAATCAATGGCCTTTTGTCTGTTTATGTTCATAGGTTTAATTTTTATTAAGTTCAAATACGTGCCACACAAATGCATTTTGTTGAAATGTTGCAATGTATTTATAATCAAATTTTTCGGGCATTTCTTGACCTGTACCAAGTATTACTAATACTTTGTAATCTTTTTCAGCCTCATTATCAATCAATGCCCAAATATAAGGGTATCCGTTTTGTAATTGAATTGTAAGTATTTCAGCCCCTTTTGTTAAACATAATGGGCCGGATTCTAATTTGTATTTATAAATTGTTTTCATCTGATTGTCATTTGATTTTCAAGTTTGCCATCAATGTATCCTGACCGATATGCGGCACTAATTTTGTCCTGTTCCACAAATCGTTGCGCCTCATAGTATTTTAGCTTTTCAATCAATTCATCCAATGAACGCACAATCATATATTCATACCCACATTCCCTTGCTTTCTGTTCGAAATCCTTTTGATTTGGCTGTTGATAATTGCCTGCAATTTTGACTTCAACAAATAGGCCGTGAAACGTTTGGTTTGGCAATAGGATCAATAAATCAGCCACACCGGCTTTGACTCCCTCAGCCTTTAATTTGGCCGCAACTGCTTTGTTTCTCCAACCACCATTTGGAATGGCAAAAAACGTGTAATTGTTCAAATCAAGATATTTGGCCAACACCGTTTGCAATTTGTGTTCGTGTTCGTTTCTCATTCTTTATAAGGTTTAATATTATAAATTTTACCTAAATCCTTAAAAAATTTTATGACCTGTTGCCTTTCTTTTTCTTGCTTAATAACCTCATAATTATCTTTATTAAGCAAATACCATTGTTTTTTCATTTTTTTCAAAATACTCATTTTGCCTTTTGTTTAATTTGAACTAATCCCCTATGTTCATCAAAGTAAACCATTTCAAAATCCTCAATGGGTTCAAAGGTGTCCATCATAAATGCATTTGCATTATCTGTTCTGTTTTGGAACACTTTGTTTTTGCCACCATTCCTTTGTTTTCTGACTTGATTAATTGCAATACATACAATTGATCCAATCGTAATTAAAACTGCTGTTAGAATCAAATTCTTTTTCATATGTCGGTTATTGGTTTAGTTTACATAATTATAAATGTAATATTCCTGTGCATCATAAAATGCTTTCATTGAACAATCATATGATTGATCATCAATACACCTATTATGATAATGTGCCATTTCTATTTGATCTTTTTCCATCTGTTTGGCTTTTTCAACCATTAAATGAATACCTCCAATTTCATGTGGAAAATATTCTCCTAATTCTTCAATTAACCATTGAACCGCTGTCTGATGCTTTGCCATAATTACTGAATTATCTGATTTGCATCAATGTCCAACATTTTACACACTCTCAATCCTGTTATCATATTCGGAACCATTTTCCCTGCGATCCAATTACAAACAGATGAATGTGTTGTGTTGATTTCATCGGCTAAATCCTGCCGGCTCATTCCTTTTTTTTCTAATCCTTTCAGCACCAATGTGCCAAATTCTATTTCCTGTGCTTTCATAGTTTATGTTTAAAATAAAATGTTCCTCTTGCAATTAAAGGTGAATGGCTTATCCTGATTTTGTTTAAATATTGAATGCCCATTACATCTGTTGTGACTTTAAAATAGTTTTCAAAATGCTCATCTAATTTTAATTCACGCAAATCGTGTGTATTCAGTTCGATTGCATCGATTGTGCCTTTGTATAAATCAATTGCGTTTCGCAGATTATTTAATTTTATAATTGTAGGTATTGCGTTGCTCATATTATCTGTCCGTTTTCATCCAATGTCATATCCATATCGGCCAAAGTATGGCAAAACAATTTATATGCCTCTGATTTGCATTCTGCATTGAATAATTTCTCATCCTTAAATTTTGGCCTCAATCGTGCTTTTATTTGTTCCCGTTCCGGATCAGGACATTTCCAAATTCCAAATCTGACTAAATCATCGTACAAATGCGATAATCCACCCAATGTCCATTCAAAATCGCCTCCGCTATATTCTGAATGATTAATCCGTTTAACGTATGAATTAACAATTGCAATGGTCAATGCCTTTGATTCATCATCCGTTGGAACCGGTTTTACAATTTCGGGTTCCGGCTTTTTTACATTCTTTGTTTCCTGCCTTGCATATTCAATATATGCGTTCATTATCCGGCCAAAGTATTCACACGAAAAATTCTCATAACATTTGCAATCAGTATTCAATTTTCCTGCAACTGCATATTCAAATGCGATGGCAATTTCCTCTGGTGTTTGGTTTCCATAATTAGATTTGATGAATGCAAGCAATACGAATTTTTCTTCATCTGTTGGCATATTTGCCCCACGTAGGCCAACCATAAGCATTGCCATACGCAAAACCTGTTTCAAATCTTCCTCAGATCGTGTCCTGATGTTTTGTGTGCTTTGCGCCTTAATGATTGTATTTGCTGTTCCTCTAAAAATTTCTGAGGGCAGCCATTCTCGCTGCACTTGTACCAAGTTTTGTGTCTGATGATCCATTGTTGTTGAATTTATTTTTGTTAGCCATCCAAGTATTTATCCTCCTGCTAATATCAAAGAATTTTTCTGATTGCCATCTTTCTTTGCCTTTTTTATCTTTTTCTGTCCAATAAGAAAGAAAATTGTCATATTCATTTCCGAGATCAAAAATGTGTGGTGACAACAGGTCACTAAACACTATTTCATTTACTTTATTTTCATTTTCTTTTATTTCATTTACTTTACTTTCCTTTCCTTTGTTGAACGGTCGTTGAACGGTCGTTGAAATTCTCTTTTCTGCTGATGCTTTTCCGGCCATTTTGCGTTGCTCTTTCATTCTAAAATATGGCTCTAAATAAACCAACATTTTAGGTGAAAAGAATTTTTGATCCATATCAACTTCGAACAATTCATAATTGCAAATCGTTGTTCTAATCTTTGCCTCAGATACACCAAATTCATCTGATAATAAATCCAAATCATCCATTGGGTACATTAAATCTTGTTGCTCTCTTAATGTTTCCAACAACATAAAATAAATGCCATATCCTTCAACTCCCAATTCCCTGCGCAACCTGCGGATTTTACGGTCGTGCCTTGCATTACAGAAATGCGGAAAATAAAATGCCTCTTTGTCCATTAGATTTTTAAAAAAATAAAGCCTGAATGCGTAGGAGTGCAGACAGGCTTTGTGGTTCTTAAACCCAATTAATCACCGGAAAACTCCTACCCTTTCCGCTGATTATGAAACAAATATAAATGTTTCACATTAATAAACTACCTTTCAACTGCTTAAATTTAAACAGGTGACCAAATTGCGGATGTTCTAATACAAATTTGCGTGCATACATCGGTGCAAAATTGTTGTTGATTTTGAACGGATCACCGTTGGATGTAAACTGAAATTCAAAACGCATTTTTTGGAATATGTATCCTGATCCAATTACCTTGCGATTTTGCTGAATTAACTGCATTGCAATGGCCTTGTACAACTCATAAAGATGCGGATTGGCCTGATGATATTGCTGAAACGTTACCATATTTTTGTTTTTTAGGTTGAATTTTATTTAATTTTTCTAAATTATTTTCTAATTCTTTTGCGATATGCGCCCAAACCTGATTGAACGTGTACCCCAATTCGTTTGTTTTATTTGTTTTTGTTTT